CCTAAGCTAGCTGCACTCAAACAATATGTAGATGACTTCTTAAATCAAAATGATGATAACAAAGTTGTCATCTTTACAAGCTATGTACATATGGTCTGGCTTATCATGGAGCACTTAGGATATATGTCAGCAAAATATACTGGAGAGATGGATGCAAAACAAAAAGAAGAATCTAAGGTCTGGTTTCAAACTGATCCAGATTGTCGTATTCTTGTGTCTAGTGATGCCGGTGGCTATGGCGTGGATCTTCCTCAGGCTAATCTACTCATTAACTATGATCTCCCGTGGAATGCGGGCCTCGCACTCCAGCGTAATGGGCGCATTCGTAGAGCGTCTAGTACATGGCCGTCAATAGTTATTCAGGACTTTCTTATGGAAGGTTCTATTGAAGAACGGCAGCATTCTATGTTAGTACAGAAGATGTCTGTAGCCAATGCCATTATTGATGGTGAGGGTATCAATGAGGCCGGTGGGGTGAACTTAACTGTGGGAACACTTAGGGCTTTTTTGGAGAACATTTCGGTTTAGACTTGTACCACTATGCCGAACGCACCGAAGACCCCAACCCGCACCATCCGGGTATCAGATGAGCTCTGGTCTGCTGTCAAGACCAAGGCAGCCGAAGACAAGCGTACCGTTACGGACGTAATTATTGAGGCTCTTAGAGCCTATTTAGATACCGATTTGCAATCCCTAAAATAATCGGGTATCCTAAAGGCAGGAGGAGAGACTCATGCCAAAGGTTATTGAAAAAGAAAGTCCAAAGCCAGCCAACCCCTTGTTAGCTAAGGTTGCTGAGTATATTACTATTAAGCGTCGTATTGACGATATGTCTAAAGATGTGGGCAAACTCAAGTCAGAACTGTCTGATATCGTAGACACTGATGGAGAGCCTGATGAAAAGGGACACCTTATCTATGAGCTGCCTGAGAATGTTGCAGGCGTAACAGCTCTTAAACGTCAGCGCCGTGTATCGCAATCCTTAAACCAAGCCGTAGCAGAAGATATCCTAAAGAAAAAGGATATCTATGACCGCTGCTTTAAGATGATTCCAGTACTAGATGAGTCAGAAGTAATGGCTTGTCTCTACGATGGTCTTCTCACAGAAGAGGAGATTGATGAGATGTTCCCTAAGAGTGTCTCATATGCTTTTTATATCGTAGAGGAATAGCATGGAAGACAATGTTGATAAGTTCTTTGAGGACTTAGAAGAGTTTTATCCAGGGTCTAAAAGGAAACGCCGTCCTTTAGAGCCAGGTGTGGCAGCAAAGAAGCCGGCAATACTAGATTCCTGGGATGCAAATCCACAGGTAAAAACATTACCGAATGGAAAGTCGGTAGAACTTTACAGTGTAGGGTCATTGTGCCAAGCACTGGGAAGGCCAGTAGTTACAGTAAGACTTTGGGAACGCAAAGGATACATTCCACGTGCACCCTATCGTCTTAAGTCTATGATCGTTGATGGAGTAAAGAAGCCAGGTTGGCGTATGTATTCCAAAGTAATGATTGAGGCAACTATTAAAAGCTTCCAAGATCGGGGTCTCATTGGGTCTCCGAGAGTTGATTGGAATCGTCACCCAGATCTGTCTATTGAGTTAGCAGAAACCTGGAAGAAGATTCATGATCAAGAAACAAACTAACAACCTATCGTACGGACTATAGTCCCAGATATCAACCAACTACCGAAAGGGTCAACATGACCAGCTCACTTAAAATCAAGTCAGACGTTCCAAACGTTGATCAATACGCAACCGAGACAGCTGAAGAAGTTGCTGAATTGTTTATTGAAGAAGACGAAAACGAAGTACCTGCACACTCATCTGTTATTCAAACAGGTTGGGAAGCAGCTAAAAAGGCGGCAGCTAAGCCTACTCGTACATTTGCTACAGACTTCCGTTTTGATGAAGATGTACAACTAATTAAGTTTATCTCAGACGAACCTATGGTCTTCATGCAGCACTGGATCAACCGTCCTGGTAAGAAGTCATTTATCAGCATCGGTGAAGATGATCCACTAATTGCAGTTGGCAGTAAGCCAGATCAAAAGTTTGCATTCACTGTTCTCAACCTCTCAGATGAAGATCCACAGGTCCAACTTATGACCATTGGTGTTCGTCTTTGTGGTCAACTTGAGAAGCTTGCTTCTAATCCTAAGACAGGCCCACTTAACCGTCCAGATCTTTACTGGGCTGTAAGCAAGTCTGGCACAGGTCAGAAGACTACTTATTCGGTTGTTCCTGTGAAGGAACGTGACCTTGCTGAGGAATGGCAACTAGACCCAGTCGCTTGTGCTGAGTTGATTAAGACAATGAAACCTCTTGGACCTGAAGCTCTCCACACGTCCACTAAGGCTGAATTGGCTGAGATCGCTCGTGAGATTGCATCAGCTAACTAATCTAGTCCATTAAATGTTGAGGGCCTGGTTTTTACCTCCTTTCTTTCCGGGCCCTTAACACAACTGAGGGAGAGCAATGAATATAGTTACAACCACTGAACAACTCAACGAGGTATTTGATGCCTATATGGCACAAGACTCTTTTGTATTTGACGTTGAAACAGTAGGCGATCACCGTGGAGATCCACGTCTTAATATTGTTACATGGATCGCCATGGCTACAGAAGGCCGTGTAGATGTTATCCCTATGGGACATCCAAACGGTGATTACGTACGCACTGAATTTCCATTGCTTCCCTCAGTTAAAGAGCGTATTCTAAAGGGGTTGCCTATCCGTCCTTCTGATTATAGTAAGGATGAGCGTAAGGCTACAAAGATTTTTACAGAGGCTCCTGATCAGCTAACTCCTGCAGAGGTATTTAAAAAACTTAAGCCTTTGTTCACAGGCGATAAGCTTAAGATCGGCCACAACCTAAAGTTTGATTTACAGAGCGTTACAAAGTATCTTAAGGAGCTGCCAGCACAGCCATACTTCTGTACGCTCAATGCTGCGTTTGTTCTCAATACCCGTAACAGCCTACACCTAGGTCTTGCTGACTGCTTGAAGCGTGAGCTTGGATATGAAATGGTTAAGGGCGTTGGTAAAGAGGTAGAGAAGTATTCCTTTGATGAGGTGGCTACGTATGCCGGCCTAGATGCTGAGTGGACTTGGAAGCTCTACAAGAAGTACGAGCAAGACCTAGGCAACGACAAGCTCTCCGGTATCTTCCATCTTGAGATGGATGTACTTGAGGTTATCTGTAACATGGAACTACGTGGCGCAGATATTGACGTGGATTCCTTGGCTACCCTCAAAGCAGATCTAGAACTTCAGCTTGAGGTCTGTAAGGCAAACATCTATAAGTTTGCTGGCAAAGCTTTTAACATTAATAGCGTGCCTGAGAAACAGTCTATTCTCTTTTCTAAGAAGGCAGAGGGTGGGCGTGGTCTACGTCCTAAGCTCCTAACTCCTGCAGGACAGAAGCGGGTGGATGAGGGTAAGAACCCTACGGTCAATGAATACTCCGTAGCTGAGCCTGCTATCAAGATGTTTGAGGGCAAGGATGCTTTGGTAGATGCTCTCTTACAGTATTCAGATCTTAATAAACTTCTAACCACTTATGTGATTCCTTACTTGGGTGGAGACATTACACGCACAACTGCGGGTAAGTCTAAGACCGTTGCTAAGAAGTCTATTATGATCAAGAACCGTATCCACACTGACTTCATTCAGTATGGTGCAGAGACCGGTCGTTTCTCAAGTCGTAACCCTAATCTTCAAAACGTGCCTAACCCACGTACTAAGAACGGTAAGGCTATCCGTAACTTGTTTATTGCACCTGAGGGCTACAAGCTAGTGGTAGCTGACTACTCTCAGATTGAACCACGTGTACTTGCGTCGTTCAGTAAAGACAGAATCTTGTGTGGCTCATATATGGATGGTGTGGACATTTATACCACCATCGGCAGCACCGTAGGGGTAGACCGATCTGCTGCCAAAACTTTAGTCCTAGCCATGATGTACGGTGTGGGACCTGACAAGATCGCCACATCCATTGGCGTATCTGTTAACGAAGCTAGAGATCTGCTGGACTCCTTTATGAAGAAGTTCCCATCAGTATCTAGGTACAAGAAGCAGATCATCACTGAAAGCCGTAACCGTGGTCCGGTTCCTTATGCAATTACCTACATGGGACGTCGCCGCTACCTTCCTGATCTACGCTCTGGTGTTCAATGGGAACGCTCTAGAGCAGAACGTCAGGCGTTTAACACAGTTATCCAGGGCTCTTCAGCAGACTTGATTAAGCTTGCTATGATCAGAGCTCACAAGATGATTCCGGATGAGGCTAGCTTAATTCTTACTATCCATGATGAACTAGTTACTGTTACTCCTGATAGTTTGGCAGAGGAAACAGAGGCAGCAATTCGTGAGGCTATGGAAGGTATTAAAGCTCTTGACATCCCTATGATTGCAGATGTGAAGACTGTACAGCGCTGGGGAGAGGCCAAGTAATGTTTGATCGTTTCAAGAAGAAGCAGAAGAGGGTTGTCTTTGAGGACAACCGGGTAACACATACTCCTCTTCCTGTACTCATTAGGCAGGTCATCTATGACTCTATGCTTATGCCTGCAGAAGAGATTGCAGAGGCTATGGGACTTCCACCTATCTCAGACGAAGTAGCTGAGATGGAGGAGCGTGCCAGCCAGGATAGGTTGGAAAGGTTCTCTCAACTTATTCCGTTTATAGATTCACATGCAGAGATCTCATCAAAGATTGCTGTATCAGCATACGCATTAGAAGATGACTACGAGCTAGAGAAGTTTGGGCTAGAAGATTTAGAGAACCTAACTAAGCTCTTTAGGTTAGTAGCTCTATCCTCAACATTATCTTGCGTCTCTACATTATTTAACTTAGGTCTCATAGAGGAGAAAGGAACAAAACGTGGCGAATGATTGGTGGGCAAGTAAGCTTGGAGGCGGAGCACCTGCTCCCAGCAGTACTCCTCCAGTAACTCCTAATCCTGGAACTGTATACAGGCCTTCACAAGGCAATGCACCAGTTACCTATGATCCTAAGACAGATCAGACCTTGACTAAGGCTCAGAGCCAGAGGCAAGCTGATAACTGTCCTAATTGTTATTCAGGCAATTACTTTGCCCCACAAGGTTCACAGCGTGCTAGATGCTACGACTGTGGTTACCCGTTGTTGCAGCAAGGTTCCGGTGCAGGAATGCCGGGAGGAAGTGGTGGAGGTAATGCTACTCCGGCTAAACAAGTAGGTCAAGGTGCAGGATTTAATCCAAATATTATCGTAGATAGGATCGGTTAATGGCAGTTCTAAATGCAGAAGCATTAAAGGTAGTAGCTAATATCAACAAGAAGCTTGGTGCTGGCACAGTCGTACGTGCTAGCGAAGTCAATCTTCCTAACCGTATCCCAACAGGCTCACTCACCCTAGACGTAGTTCTTGGTGGGGGTTGGCCTATGAACCGATGGGTTGAGCTTGTAGGTGAGGCATCTCACGGCAAGACAGCTCTAGCACTTAAGACAATCGCAGCCAACCAGGCTAAGAACCCAGAGTTCACAGCTGTCTGGATTGCTGCCGAGGACTTTGACCCTGAGTACGCAGAACTATGCGGGGTTGATACTGAGCGTGTAATCATTGTAGAGACTAATGGTATGGAGGATGCATTTGACGCAGTTATTCAGTTCATGGAAAGCAAAGCGGTGGATATGGTTGTTATTGATTCCCTTCCTGCTTTGGTTCCTAGTGCGGAAGATGAGAAGCACATGGAAGAATTTACTGTGGGGCGAGGAGCATTAATCACCAACAAGTTCTTCCGTAAAGTTTCATCAGCTACAAAGCGTGATTTGATTGAATCAGAGCGCCCAGTCTTGGGCATCATGATCAACCAATACCGTATGAAGATTGGCGTCATGCACGGCGATCCTCGTACTACGCCTGGAGGTCTTGGCAAAGACTACGCCTACAGCGTTCGTTGCGAAGTAAAGCGTGACGATTGGCTTGAGGTAGGCACCGGACAGGAGAAGAGGCGTGTGGGGCAGACCATCCGTGTCCGTACTATTAAGAACAAGACCTATCCCCCACAGCAGACTGCTTACCTAGACTTCTACTTTGCAGAGGGTGGTCCGGTTAACGGCGGAGGCTATGACACCGGCAAAGAGATCATTGCTCTGGCTATCCTCAATGGTATCGTAGACCGTCGTGGCGGCTGGATGTATTACAAAGACCGTAAGTGGCAGGGCTCTCAGGCTCTTATTGATTCTCTAAGAGAAGAGATTGACCTCAGGGATGAGATCAGTGCAGCTGTTATGGATACTCTTAAGAATAGTCCGGCATTAATGCTGGAAGCCCCAGATGAAGAGTGAGGGTCAAAAGCAGTCTCTCAAGCATGAGAAGAGGCTGGCTAAGTTAACTGACGGGGCACGCAGCGCTGCTTCTGGGGCCTTCTGGTCCCGGAAGGGCGATGTGCGGAATGACCACTATCTCTTTGAGCACAAGTGGACTAGCAAGAAATCTTTCAGCATCCAGTCAACTATCCTAGATAAGATCACCACAGAGGCGATCCTAGATAGCCGTGAACCGGTGCTAGCTTTCCACTTAGACGGGGAAGACTATGTCATCATCCTTGAGCACCATTTTCATGAATTGACTGATGCAATGTACAATAAGGGAGTGGGGGGCCACGATGAACAAGGTGAATAATTGGTTTTACGTTACTCTGACGACCCCTCATGGACATGGCGTTACGACGCAAAGTGTCAAGGAGAAGACACAGAAATTTTCTTTCCTCCACGTGATAAGGCGCTATACAAACCTATCGCAGACAAAGCGAAAGCAATATGCTGGGGTAAAGACGGTCAGCCTCCATGCCCGGTTAGACAAGAGTGCCTAAAAGAGGCTATACTAAAATCGGAACAGCATGGAATATTTGGTGGCATGTCTCACCGAGAGCGAAATGCTGTAGAGCGCAGGATTAAAAAACTGGGGATCACTCTAGAAGAGTGGTTTGAGAAAGAGGGCAGAAAGTATGGGCAAACCTAAGACTATTGCCAGTAAAGATTTAAAAGCATTTCTTACAGCTAACAAGCGGGAGACTAGACTCATGGGCGCAGTAGAGCGCCATGTATTGTCACGTCCTTTCGATGATCGTGATATGAGTTACATTCATCCCTCAGATATCATCAAGGACGATTGGTGTGCATTAGCACAGTACCACGCTATCAAGGGTAACTATGTTGAGACCCGTGATAAGCCTACCGCTAGGTTAGCTTCCATCTTTGCAGAAGGACACGTCATCCATGCTAAGTGGCAGAACTGGTTTAGAGAGATGGGCGTTCTCTATGGTAAGTGGTCTACGCCAAAGCTAGCACCTTTCTGGTCATCATCATCTAGCTTTACTGACTTAGGTTGGGAAGAGATCCCTACCTACATGGAAGTGCCTCTACGTAGCGACAAGCATATGATGCGTGGTCACGCTGACGGTTGGATCAAAGGCTTAGGCGATGACTGCCTTATTGAAATTAAATCTATTGGTTCAGGCGGCATCCGTATGGAAGCTCCAGCAATCATGGCTCAGGCTGATGATAACGTTGAGAAAGCCTGGAAGAATATCAAGACTCCTTTCCGTGCCCACCAGCTACAGGGCCAGGTATACCTACATCTATGTCACCTAATGGTTGAAGAGGGCGTGTTAGAGGTTGCACCAAAAGAGATTGTATTTATCTATGAACTTAAAGCTAATCAGGAATACAAAGAGTTCGTAGTAACTTACAATCCAGAGTTTACAGCAGAGATCTTTGATAAGGCTTTGGATGTAGCTTGGGCAGCTGAGAATAGCCGCCCCCCAGTTTGCAGTATTGATCCTAACAAGGGCTGCAAGCGTTGCGCCCCATTCCAGGAGGCAAAATGACCCACGATGAATTGCTGGCAAAGTTAAATAGGACAACTGGCTATATAGATGAGCGAATGGTGTGGGGAAATCAATGGCACGCTGCTCTTCTAGCAGTAGTGGAATTGCATAAGCCTCAAGAAATAACTTTGCCCGATGGAGAATGGGGTGAAAATTGTGAAGGTTGCGATATTGGTTTTACCTACCCCTGCCCAACTATCCAAGCGATTGAGAAGGAGTTGAAGTGAACCTAGACGAATTAATTTGGCAATGCGGAGATTGCGGTAATACCTACGAATACTCAGTTAAGTATTGTGTTAATAACTTGCT